ATCAAGGTGTTTCGTATGACCTTAATGTGTTGTCTGGAACATATGTTCTCGGTGAGCCTACTCACTTTGAAATAAGTGAATCAGATTACCTCAAAGCAGTGGCTGGTACAGCCTTTACGTGGTCTGACACAGCTTCAACGTCTGGCTTTGGTGAAAATGGATTATCCGGAGCTTATGGAGCTGGTGTTGTGTTACTTAATAAGTCAACAACAACAATTAATCCAAACTTCGAAGGTTATTATGTTGGTTTAGCTGACAATACTAACTTAAATCCTGCGACTGATTTTGACAATATTTTATTTACAAAAACAGTAACTCAGTCCGGTAACTCTCTTAGCGGTAACGGTGTAGAATCTTACACCACACTTGGTAATTCAGTGCTAGAGTTTAAGTTATCTGCTAGTTCTAACGACGGAACAACAAATTCAATATCTGAAGTTATCGATAACTTCACAGATTATGATATTAGTAATAGAACTGATGATGATCTTCTTAACTTAGGTGTCTTTAAGTTACGTAAATCGATTTACGCTAACGAAGCATTTAAACTTGATTATGTTGTTACCGATGGAATGGCAGGATCTATTAATGCATTCTCAACACAACAGGATCCTAACGGAGGAGCACAAATATCTGATTACATAGAAAATGCTGATAGTAGTTCAAGAAACGTAGAAGTGCTTGTTAATGATTATATTTCTAACCGCTTAAGAGGTACAGATGCACTCGATGCAAATGGTAACGTCATGAAGCGTATTCGAGTATATACTACTGCATTAACAGAGAATATGTCTTCTACTGAAACTGGAATTAATGAAGATATTAAGGTTGAACTTGCCGCACAATCGCATTTAAGAAAAGCAGATAGCTTATATCCGCTCGGTGCATTTAGCGATAGTTCTGTTACTAATAAAGATATTGGTAATATTCCTAATAAGGTCGACAGGGCGTTAGAAGGTATTAAGAACAACGATCTATATGATATTGATGTGGTTGTTGAAGGTGGATTAGGAACCATTCACGCTATAGCAAGTGCAGCAGGAACAAGTTACTATGATGAGTTCGTATACAACGGTGCTACAAAAACAGCTGTTGATGGATTAAGAACTTCACAAGAGCTTACTGAAAGTACATCTATTGATCTTAGAAACAACTACAACGCTGTATTCAATAAGTTTGAATCATTCTGCTCACCGCCATACTTAGGAGGTGGAAGAGGTGATTGTATTTTTGTTGCTGATCCAATTAGACAGATCTTTATTGAAGGCAATGGAAAGGTTAAATACCTCGATGATAAGAATCGTAACTTCCAAACTGGAATTTACTGGGCAACGAGACATCAGTTCGAAACTCAGAACACATCTTATGCAGCAGTTTATGCTAACTGGGCATTAGTGAATGATGAATATTCTGGACAAAACGTTTACGTGCCGTTCTCACCATTTGCAGCTAGCTCGATGGCTAGAACAGATGCTGTAGCCTTCCCATGGTTTGCGCCAGCTGGATTCACAAGAGGTCTTGTAACAAATGCTAATGATATAGCAGTTAATCCTAATCAGAAGCAGAGAGACGAATTATATAAGGCTAATCTTAACCCTGTAGCACAATTCCCAGGGCAGGGATTAGTAATATTCGGACAGAAGACTTTAAATAAGAAGCCTAGTGCATTCGATAGAATTAATGTAAGAAGGCTCTTCTTAAATCTAGAAAGACCAACGAGAAAGCTTACAAGGTTCTTTGTATTTGAGAATAATACAGAGTTTACTAGAACAAGACTTGTAAACGCTCTGACGCCTATTTTTGAGAGAGCTAAGAACAATCAAGGGGTGTTCGATTACCTGATTGTTTGTGATCAAAGAAATAATACGCCATCAGTAATTGATGCTAATGAGTTAGTTGTAGATATATACATTAAGCCTACTAGAACGGCTGAATATATCTTAGTTAACTTCTTTGCAACTAGAACAGATGCTAATTTCGAAGAGATAATCGGCGGTTAATAGAAACATTTAATAAATAATATTATGGCAACAACTATTCAAGACTTCTTCTCCAGGGCAGCTCGAAAGCAATTTTCTCGAGACTTCTTATTCCGAGTAAAACAAATACAATTAGTAGGTGGTACTTTTCTAGACGGTGAGTCGGATTTAGTATATGCTAGGACAGCTTCACTTCCTGGAAGGACGATAGAGAACAAAAACGTAGATTACTTCGGACAACAGTTCCAAGTTCCTGGACGAGCAACATACGCTAATGCTGAAGGTTATACTGTTAACTTCTATCATGATGAAAATTGTGAAATAAGAACAAAGCTTGAAAGAGCTTCTAGAGATGTTTTTGATAATGAAACCTCAACTGGTCAGTATGGCATGCCTGGTGAAGAGTCAATTATTAATTTAGTTCAAATTGATAAAGAACTTCGTGATGTTAGAAACATTCAATTAGTCGGTGCATCTATAAGAAACATCGGTGATATTGAATACACTATAGCCGAAGGTTCTGGTGAAGTGTTAAATTTCCCTGTTACTTTTGCATATCACTTCTATAGGGATTTTACAAAATACCCTAACGCTAGATAAGGCGCTTCTCTAACATAGGTTATTGAATAAATATTATTAATGCGCGAGGCCTATGATTTCCTAGATGGTTATAGTAGAGATAGAAAGTTCTTTCTCTCATTACCTACATTATGGAAGGTTAACTTTCAATACAGTAACGCTGGAGCGTTACAGCCTGGTCAACCCGGAGTGCCTGGAAGTTCGTCTAGTGGCCCTATAGGTCTGCCATCAGCAATACAACGTGCATTAAATGATGCTGATGAAGGGTGGCGTGTTAAGAATGAGCCAATGGAATTTACAAAGAACGGTAGTGTATTAGCAGCTCGTGAAGTAACAGTACCTCAGGAAAACACACAGTTTTTAGCTCCAGGTGGTGAAATTAATAAAGGTAACTACCTCCCTGCATTTGGTGCTGAACGAAGAATGAATTTCTTAGAAAGAAACCTCGCAATTAATTTCTTTGATACAGAAGAAGACTTAGAGCATATTTTCTTTAGACCTTGGATGATAGCTATTGCTACTCACGGTCTCATTGAAAGAGATTTACTATGTACTGCTGTTGAGCTTAGACAGTACAATAATCGCGGGGAGATGAGAAAGGGATATAGGTTTACCGATGTGTTTCCAACTAATGTTGAGGGGTATAGTTTAAATTATAATGATGATGATTTTAAGCAAAAAACAGTAACATTTGCTTTCAAAAATTATATCCAGTTATAATTAATAGCATGGATGTATCCTTTATTCTTCCTAATAAGAAGGAAGTTTTTGTAAAAGAGATTCTATATAAAGATCTAAGAAAAATATCTTTGTATAGAGATTCAACTACAGTAGGGGTTATCGAGTTTTTAGAGTCATTTATCCTAACAAAGGGGTTAAACGTAGCAGAAAAATTACTTACCTTCTTTATTCTGCGCGAGAAGTGTATTGGTGAAAATATTGCTGTAGGGTCAAAAAAAGGTAATGTGAATATTGACTTAAATCTTTTAAGAAAAAACGTAGGCACTTTTGACGATATAAAAGAGACTGTAGATATAGATGAGATGAGATGTGTTTTAAATTACCCATCCAGATTTAACTTAGGTAGTACTGATTTCGTATTTTCTCTTATAGAGAGTATAGAACTAGACGGTGATAAAATATTAGTATCAACATTAACGGACGAAGAATATAATGAAGTTATTAGTAAATTGCCTGAGTCTGTTTTTGAGCATCTTGAGTATTTTGTCGGAAAAAATAAATCTCATTTTAATGTAAGTGTATTTGAAGGTCGTGAAAGGTTGGAAATAGACGAAATTAAGCTGAACATGTTAGATAAAACGCTCCCAGCTTTTATTGCTAGGCTATTTGATTGTATAGATGATCAAAATTATAGAGAAATGCTTTTTATATTGTGTAAGCGAATACCAGATATTACCTTTTTAACCAATTGTACATATTTAGAAATAGAAGACTACTACAAAATGTATTCTGATGAACTCGAGAAACAAAGCGCGAACTTGCAAAAGCAAGAGGCTAGCTAAATAAGTGTATGAGTAAAAATGTTTCTTCTTTTCTAACAAAGTTAGATAAACTCAATGATAAAACTATTGACGTGTTTGTACCGTCCTTAAACAAAAAAGTACCAACAAAGCCTTTAAATTTAAAGCAGCAAAAAGATTTAATTTCCTCTATGCTAGACGGTATAAGAGGTACTTTAGATTTTAGTAAAACCCTTAATAAGATTATTACAGATAATACAGGGCTAACAGATCTTAAAGTATATGATAAGTTACCTTTCATTGTATCGTTAAGAAAGCATGCTTTAGGAAATAAAGCTGGTTCTATAGAGCTACAAAAGGTTATTGATAATATTAAAAATATTTCGTTTGATATTAAAGACACAACTACTGTTAAAAAGGACGGTGTTCAGTTAGTACTGAGGGTTCCAACTTTAAGACAAGAGAGTATTTTACTAAGTAAATGTGATCAAGAAATTGATCAAGACCAGGAGTTAGCAAAAGATGGCGTGGGTAAGCTGTATATATATGAGATTATTAAGTATGTTGATAGTCTACAAATAGAAGATAGTGTACTCGAAATGGACGATATTAGGATTCATGAACGTGTAAAAATTGTAGAAAAGCTTCCTTTAAGCATGTACTCTAAAATTTCTGACTTTATTGAAAAAGTTAATAAGTATAACAGCGACATCCTAACTGTAGATGATGTTGAGGTTAATATCGATGCTGAATTTTTCGATACTTCAGTAGACGAATAAATATTTAGGTGGCAGTACCTGGTGACATCTTAACAGCAACTCAAGCAGAAGCCCTTCTCGGTCAAATGGGAGGAGATGAAAGTGAATCTTCTGGCGCACTTCAAAAAATTGCTCAAAACATTACAAACTCTAGTTTACCAGGAGTTAATAAAAAACAGCAAAAAATATCTCCAAGTCTTCAAACAGCAGAAAAATCCAGACTTAGAAATAAGATGGATATTATTGTTGAGTCGTGGTTTAGATTAAAAAAGAAGTACGAGCCAGATGAAAAGGGTAAAACAGCCGTTGCTGCAACAACAGAAACTGCTAAAGATGTATCTAAGCAATTATCAGAAGATGGAAAAAAGCAAGGTAAAGGCCTTTTAGGGTGGTTAACCGGGTTATTAGGTATGCTCGGGCTTGGAAAAACAGGCGCAGGTAGAGCTCTTCTCAGGGTTATAGGTAACTGGTTATGGAAGTCTATTAAATTTGTAGGTGGAAAAGTGTGGGGCTTTATTAAATGGGGTATAGGAAAAGCTTGGGGTATATTAAAAGGTATATTTAGAGGTGTGTGGAATGCTATTAAAGGATTAGGCCGGGGTGCTTGGAACATGTTAAAAGGTGCCATATCTGGAATAGGTAAATTTTTTAGTAAGCTGTGGACAGGTTTCAGAAACTTACCTGTGTGGAAGGCTTTTGGATCTGCTATATCCGGAGGTGTAAATGCTGTTAAGGGTGTATTTACTTCTGCAAAAAATATTATCACTGGTGCTTTAACATCTGTTGGTAACTTTTTTAAGGGAGCTCTTCAAAAAATACCAGGTATAGGAAAATTGTTTCCGGCATTAGCAAAATCTACAGCATCTGCTGTACCGGGGGCGACTTCGCAAGTAGCGCAACAAGCAGCTAGAAAACCGTCATTAGCTTCAAGATTTTTTGGCGGGATTAAGGACTTCGGTGGTAAGGTGATTTCAGGCGGCGGGCAGTTGTTAAAAAAGGGTGTCGAGGGTGCAAAGTTTATTGGTGGTAAGGCAGTAGAGGGAATAAAATATGTGGGAAAGTTAGCTGGCGCGCCATTAAGAGCAGCTTGGGCCGGTATAAGAAAGTGGATGGCCGGCCCTGGTAAAAAATTATTAGGCGGGGTCTTAAGACGGGTACCTATTATTGGAAGTGTAATTGAAGGTGCTTTCGCTGCTTTTGATATTAATAAGTACGCTAAAGATCCTAAAGGTTCGATGGAAGATTTAGAACAACAAGTAGGTAAACGTGTAGTAGAAGGCTTAGGAGGTGTTGCAGCAGGAGCCGCATTAGCAACAGCGCTTGGCTCGGTAACCGGGGGACTTGGAACCTTCTTAGGGTTTATAGCTGGAGATTTTGTTGGTAGAAAAGTAGCCGGTATTTTAGCTGATCAGTTTGATATGACCGGGCTTGGTAAATTTGTTTTAGGTGCCTTCCCAAGCTTAACAGAGAAAAAAATGGCAGCCATTCAGGCTGGCGACACACAAGCACTTAAGCAAAAAGAACTACAAGACTTTATAATACAACGAGGAGTAATAACGCCGTTTAGCTCAAAAGATGATGTTTTAGGAATGAAGAAGGGAGGCGCTATAAGTCAGCTATTAGGTGAATCAGGCGGTAGTTCTAGTAAGCTAGCAGCGCTTCAAATAGCTGCAATTGAAACATCTAACAAATATCTATATCAGTTAGTAGAGCTTACAAAAATACTAGTTAAAAAACCAGCTGGTGGCGGTAATACACCAGCTTTACCTAACGTTCCAATACCTCAAAGTAATGAATTACAGGGTGATTTATCCGGGCCTACGTACCAAGATAGTAGAAGTAGTTATTTTAATTCGCCATATAGCATGCATACGCCAGGTATGGCGACATAAATATATGTATGGCCGAGGCGTATACAAATCCTTTTGGAGAGGGTAGCAAACCGCAGACGTACGACATAGTAAATGACTATGACTGGACGACTGCGCCTGCCGGGTCTAAGTTAAGAGAACAAACACCAAATGCGTATGTAACGGCTTATAAAATGGAGTTTTCACAGCTTCAGCAATTCATTAATGGTTATATCAATATCGCCTCTTCATCTGCAAGAGCTGAAAAATTAGGAACCAACCCGGGTTTGCAGTTTTATAAAGATATGTACTCATCTAGTGCAGTGTTAGCAGATCTTAATTTTCCGTTCTTTGACGATAATATAAGAGGGTTTTCAAGTGAGTATGAAAACACCTTTTCACCAATCAGTCAGCGAGCCGGTACATTCTTATTTGGAGATGCAATTGAAAAGCTCGGTGGCGCTGCTGAGAATGTAATTGGTGGTACTATAGCCGGGGCTAGAGAAATAGGTAACACGGGTGGTAATGCTATGGCAGAAAAGGTGGCTGGTGGTGTAGGTGCTTTCGGGCAAATGGCTGGCGGTGCCTTCGAAAAACTAACAGGTAAAAAACTACCCGGTTTACAGACAGTTGGAGCTCCAGGTTCGTATATTGAAACGCCAAAGTTTTATCAATACAGTAATACTGACGAAGGTATTAATATTGAGTTTGTTTTATCTAATACATTAAATGATTATAGAGGTAATAAAGGTTTTAAGCAAAATTTAAAGTTCATTAAAGAGTTCACTATGATGAACAGACCGTATCGATATGGACCGATTGAAATGACATTCCCGGCGATATATCATATCGAGATACCCGGTCTCCGCTATATAGAATGGGCTTATTTAGAAAATTTTGGTATTAAGTTAATAGGAGCTAGAAGACGAATTGGTAAAAATATTATACCAGAGGCATATGGTTTTAATTTTCAGTTTAAGTCGCTTACTATTGAAGCAGCTAACTTCGTACAAATGACTGATCGTGTCGAGGGGTTTGATGAGGGGGATGCTAGCTATAAAGCATTAAGAGAAGCAGCTGATAAAGATTCAGCATCACGGGCAGAGGAGAAGAAAAGAGAACTAGATGCAGCACAGAAAAGATTAGAAGCAGCTAAAGCTGCAGAGGATAAGAGAAAAGCAAAAGAAGAAGCTGATAGAAAAGCAGAAGAAGAGCGTCAACGTCTGAAAGATCTTGATGAATTGCCAGAGAATGCCGGTGGGTATGGACTACCGTCACCAGCAGAGATAGCAAGAAAAAAAGCGGAAGCAGCAGCTGAAACTCAAGAAAGATTAGCACAAACGTATACAGAGCAACAGCAAGGTCGACGAGCAGTTAGTACTACATCCGGGCAGACTGAAGAACCTGAACTAGATTACTTTGAGTTTAATAGAAGGTTTAACGAACTAGAAGACAGTAATGAACCGAGTGCGTTAACCAACTTTTTACGAGGAGAGAATCAAGCAATTACTAATCCTGAACCTGAAGTACCTTCTACAGGAGATCCTATCACGGACAGATATCTTAATAATGAAGAATATGTAGACAATGCTGATAATTTACAAGAAGAAGATAGACAGAATCTATTGAGTTATTTAAGAAGCCAACCAGCTCAAGCTAATATTGAAGAAAATAGAGAGCCCGGTAATATGCAACCACAACCAACAGTTCCGGGTCAGAAGTATGATGATCTTCCACAACGCGCGGTGTCGTCGGATGATGGTCTGGTTGGAGGGATTTTACAAAATCAGATAAATCAGGCAAATGCAAGAACAGAGGCTACAAGAACTATAGTTGACCGCGCAGATGATCAACGTATAGTACAAGCATTTCCACCATCGACGCAGCAAATGATGGTAGGTGCAGCCCGCGCACAAGAACGGGGACTAGAGCCTGATCAATTTGATCCTAGAACACAGCGCCAGGTAGATGTACATCAGTCGACTCAAGGTGCACCAAGTCGAGCGGAGATTTTAAGTCCTAGACCAGAACAACCACCAGTTAGAGAAAGAGATCCGCAAGCGTATTTACGAGCTTATAGCGAACACTGGATTAATCGATCTGAGAGAGATATAGAATTAGGTGAACAGCGGCGGCAAGAAGCGGCAGTAGTTAGAGAGATAGACCAGGTGAGTGCTATTTATACACCAGAGGATCAACAACGCACTGAAAATCTTATAAGTGAAACTGATGCCATTATATCTGATTATCAACAAGCATTAAGTGAAGTATACCCAGAAGAAAACAACTAGATAATTAAAATGAGCTTAACAGGAACAACAGGAAAATATCAAAACGAGATTAAAGATCTTCAAAAGTTAGGTCTTTCTAGATATGAAAGAATATTTAAAGTCTTTACCGAAGCTAAGAATGGTAAGGAGTTTTATTTCTATAACTTACTTAATAAGATTGAGTTTCCGAAGAATATAGACTCTTCTTTGCTGGATACATATATTGTGCAGAGTAGAGAACCTTTAACTACTACGTCATATAATTTATATGGTAATATAGAAAGCTGGTGGATGATCTATCTCTTGAATAAAGATCTTATAGGCAAAAAGTTTTGGGTTGAAGGAGGTACACAGTTAAGTTACATCTTACCAGATAAAAGAGGGCTTATCTTCGGGCAAATTACCAATACTACTGTATATAATAATAAGCATTTTTAATTTATGCCAAGTGATAAACAGAGCCATGATCCGAATCATGTGGTTCCTATAAACGGGGCGAAGTTTTTTTGTGAGTTTAAACTCAAATGCGCTGACAGTTTTGAGAGTGATGACGGTGCATTAAATCTTATAGATTTTACAAAATCATCTATAGTAAGCTTAGATATCGTTGATTCAATTTTCGAACCATTTACCAGAGGTAGTATTACTGTAAACAACCCCTACGACTTTATTGAGCATAATGTACGGCTTCGCGGTGACAGTAAGGATATCCTCGAAGTAAAATTGTATCAGATTGACCAAGATGGTACTATGTCGGCAACTCAAGAAGAAAGACAGTTAAAGTATGAATTTGTTATTGAGGATGAAAACAACAGTGTATCTAAAACTGACCGGTCAAATAACTTCAAGACATTTTCTCTAATAGATGTCGATTATTATAAATTAAACGAATCAATTCCATACGGTAAAAGATATAATGGGTATGTTGGAGATATAATTCAACAAATTTTAGAAGAGTTTGATTTTGAAATTGATCCAAAAAAATGGTCTCCTGGTGACCATCTTATTAAAGTTTTTCCGCAATATATTATACCACCACAGGGCTGGAGATATTCTGATTTAATCAAATATTTATTAAGAATAAACTTTAATAAATCTGGTGATGGTGATCTAGCTGTACAAAGCATTCTTAAACAAGAAAGAGGAACGAATACAGAGCGTGGTAAGTTTACTCTGCAACCGTTAACTAAGATATTTCATGATAATAAAAAGCTTGTAAAGGAATCATTTACAGTAAACGACTTAAGTGATAGCCAAGAGATAAAAAAAGGTGACGGTGGAAATCCAAATAATCCGGATCCGGATGAACCTGTACCATTTAATGAAGTTACAGGGCCGTTGAAAAATACTAACTTAACGTCGCCTATGACGCGTTTTACGAATGAATTTTTTGTAAATTACACGGTTAGTACTCACGATCCACAGACAGGTGTGCATTCTAAGGAAACAGTAGTTATAGAGGATATGAAAGAGGAATGGAGCCGAGCTTTTGTTGAAGTTTTTACTTGTGCTGGAGGATTACCACGACCAAATCTATATCTAGATCAAAAAGAAAAGTATATATATAAACCTTTTATAATGCCATTTAGACATTATGAAGTCTTGAGCTTGGCGAGAGCACAAATGGTGTCTAATTTGCTGTTTTTTAATTTACAATTAAATATCGATAATATAGGAGATACTAATAGAAGGTCTTGTACATTCATTGATGTCTTTCGACGTAATCAAAATAATCAAACAGTAGGTAATGACGCTAAACTGTTAGGTAGATGGTTTGTTACAACTGTACGTCATCGCTTCGAAAAGGATAGGTACCAGAATGTTTTACAGTGTGTAAAGCCATGTATAGGGCCTGTAAGTGAGGTTAATAAAGATATAGAAGGATTACAAAAGAAAATAGATAAGGATCCCAACTTTAACATTAACAATATATACGGATAAGATGCCTAGAATAAACAACAAAATAGAAGTTTTACGCTCTTTAGAAAGAACTAAAGAGCAGTTCGAGGTTCAGTATCGTGAAAATTGTGATGGTACTGAAAATGGTGCTTATCCAGAATTTTCTAATGCAGATCTAGAGTTCATGGAATCTTTTCAGAAGATATACCAGCTAGGTATTACGCAATTACAAAATTTTGTAAAAGATCTTGATGAGCGAAGTGATGAAATTGACGAGTATTCTATTTTATACTACATATCACAGCTTAGTAATGGTCCGTATGCTAATTATTTCAGACAATTTACAGCAAATAGAGGTCCGCAGAGCATATATGCCCCGTCAAATGACCAACAAGCAGCTACTACCCATTCAATAAAATCTAACTCAACGGTTCCAGTTTTTAGGAGCAATAGTTCAAATGCTGGATTAGGTATTTTTAATAAAAGTACAGGTTTTATTCAAAACATTTTAAGAGAAGCAAATACACAGACGTCAAGAGTTTTTGATTTTAATTTTCAGAGTAGTATATATGATGATAATACTTTACCTTTTATTGATAAAGCTCCAACAGCACGTGCTAATGCAGAGCTTAATTTAAGCTTTGGAGCAGCTCCATTAGGTATAGGTGAAATATATAATATAGGACCTAAATTTGTAAATGCAGCAACTTCAGCGCTTGAAAATATAGTTTCAGAAGTTATAGGTAAGATAGCTATAGCTGGTAATAATGAGATAGTAAATGCTATACGACAAATAGGTAACTTAAATCCTAAATCGATTACAGATAGTGTACTGCAAAACGTTACAAGGTCGGTAATACAAAATGCTAACAATGGAGCGGTAGGTATTATACAACAAGGAATTGGTGGTCTACAGCAAGCAGGTAATGGGATAGCGCAAGATTTAGTTGGTTCTTTGAATCAAGCTATTGCTCCGGTGCTGAACCCGGTATTTGATGTTGCCGGTGGGATTATACAAAGTGGTACGCAGACGGCGGTTGATAATATATTTGCTGGAGGAACTGGTTTTAATACAACTATTATTGGAGGGATCGTAACAAATCCTATTGGGGCCATAGGAAGTGTAGCTACAGGTCTATTACCAAACATAGCTAACACAGCACAGGGTATAGTTCAAAATGCAGGAAATGCACTCTTGGGATCGGGTACTAGTGTAATGGAAAATACTATAGGTCAATTAGGAAATAATTTACAAACCTCGTTACAAGGTGTTGCAGCATCATTTTCTAATTTAGGCGTATCATTAAATTCTATTTCTTTAGATAACATTATCGGCGGTGCAGTGGATAATTTAAAAGGTATAGGACAAGGTATAGTGACAAACGCTGCTGGTAGTCTTGGAGCAAAGTGCGGACAAGCATTAGGTGGTAAAGGTACTTTACTTGGTAGTTTTGCTATTGGATATGTGAGTGGTCTATTTGGTGGTAAGCGGCCACAAAAACCTTCTCAAGCTCCAGTCAACGCTTTAGGCGGTGGTGGTAGTAGCTGGTCACCGGGAACAGCAAACAGTAACTATATGATAAAAGATATAAAGATGCATAATATTATTTCTGAAGCTACAGAAGATATTATGAAGTCTTTAGAGGGTTCACTAGGTGCTGCTTTCAGACTCTTAGTATTTAAGAAAACATTAAATTACTTTAATGCTGAAGAGAATGAGTCATTTACAACAGATGATCCTATTACACGATTGCTAACCTTTATAAAGAAAGTTCGCAACGAATCCGGAAATGAACAATTTAAACAAGAATGTGTGGAGATAGAAACATCGTTATTAGGAAACGCAACTATTGGTAACCGGACTAACACATTACAAGCTTATTACAGTACTGGTACCATGAGCTTATATACAAACACCGGAAGGCTTGGTACTAGGCCGCTTAGGCCGGAAGATGAAGATAGTGAAGGTGTAGATGACGCAGTAATTGATGATAGATTTGATACCCCAGATGATGCTACTGACCGGGCGATCGACATAGGCTGTCAAGGTTACCATACTCATACTGAAGACGGTACAACGTACTACATGCCATGTAGCTCTATGGATGAATATTGTGAGCTTACGGGTAATTGTCCAGATGAAAAAGATCCTGAAAGCCCACTTACTGATGAAGTTGATTGTGAAGAGGTATTAATGATTACTACTACCACACCGAATCCAAATATAACTACTACTACTACTACAGCACCTACGACTACTACGTTGAGACCGTCACCGTTTGTTGATATTATATCCGCTTTATCGCAACCCGATGAGTTTTATTATGCGGGATCTGCAGACAGTTACCCAGAGGGCTGGGTCTTTGATGAAGCTACCGGTACATATGTACCACCAGATGATTGGGTTTTTGATGAACTTACTGGTGACTTTGTACCCCCGACGGACTAAACATCTATTACGTCGTCGTCTTTATCGACAAGAGCTTTCATTATATCATCTCGTGACAATAACATCTTAGTCTGATTATCGATAACATTTAACCTCTCTTTACTCTCAACGTCCATTTGCTTAACTGCAACTTGAGTTTCATTTCTTTCCTTAGCTACATGTAGTTTATTAAGAGTTTCAATAGCAGATGAGGATGCTTTAATAAGTTCTGCTAACGCCGCAACATCTCTGTTTTCCGGAGCTGATGAAATATAATCATTAACATTATCTACAATACTCAACGACTTTTTAATAAGTTTACCTGAATTTTGAATAAGAAAATCCTCTAAGTCTTCTTTATTTAGAACACTCTCATCAACTGGCTTTTTGGCAACTTTATTATTATGCTTTAATTGAGCTATAATATCGTTAACAGCCTCGTCTAGTTCTTCAGCCATACATATATTTAATCTACACTTGAATATTTTACAATATATCTTATTATAGGTGTATGATATTAAAATTTAAGAAGACTAGCGAGAGCGCAGTTCTCCCTTCTAAAAACCATAAGGATGATACTGGGTTAGATGTAACATGTGTAGAGGATAACGTTATTCCTGCAAAAGGTTCTGCTGTTATTGACGTAGGACTGAAGTTTGCATATATTGAACCTGGTTATTGGGTTAGAATCGAAGGTAGATCTGGATTAGGATTTAAACATGGTATTCTCCCTCACCCTGGTATTATTGATTGTGGTTATAGAGGAAGCGCTGGAATTAAGCTGTATAACTTAACAGGTAGAGATTATGAAATTAAAGCTGGTGATAGAATTGCGCAGTTTGTAGTATATAATAATCATGATGTTGACGTTAGTGAGGGTGAGATTGAAGAATCCCTTCGTGGTGAAAAAGGCTTTGGTTCTTCCGGAAAATAAGTATGATTGATTTTGATAAAATTTGGGTTGAAAAGTATCGTCCGGCAAAGCTTGATGATATTATCTTAGATGAACGTACTCTTAATATTGTTAAAGAGTTTAAAAGTGAAATTCCTAATCTTCTGTTTGTTGGTAA